TCAAAGATTTCCTAATTAAATATCGAACTACGAAGAAGATTGCTAGAAAGGTCCCAAATATCATTAACCAATTCAAAAATGAGTCAATCCATGAAGTTGTCTGTTGAGCAGTTTCAATCTGTTTCTTTTTGTTGATATTCATTTGATTTCGAATTGCATCTATTTGACGTTGAAATGCAGACACTGAATACTGTAGGTCATCTTTTACAGTTAAAACCTTATCTTTGATTCCATTCACAGTTTCAATGGTTGATTTATGTGTATTGATTTGTTGAGCAAGTTCCGAATAGTTTGAAATGTAGTTTTTTATGACAGGTTCTGCTTCTACTTTTCCAATACGAGTCTTTTCATCGTTGATCCACGTATCACCTTTGATAAGAGTATAATAGGCAATCCTTGCTTGCTGATATGCATCTGGAGCAACATCACGTGCGTTCTCTGCTGCTTGAAGAGCATTAAAAGCGGTATTAATTTTAGTTTCTTTATCAATGTTTGCATCTGCAACTGCCATTGCATTGTTGAATCGAGATATCTCTGCTTTATACACTTGATTGTTAGGAAGAACATCTGGGTTTGCACTCAGAGGTGGTTGACCTTCACCTCCAGCCATGTACATAGGCACTGCAGTTATTGGAACTCTAACTCTTTCATCTCCTTTATGTTTACAAAAAAGTGCAGATCCAGTTGAGGTCATTTCATAGTTCTTTCCTTCAGGACATGGAACTACACATGTTACACCACCACTTGGAGATGGTACAAATCCAGATGGACATGATAGAGAAGATCCTGCTGCTCCCATTATCTACTACTTAGATAGATTCCAATTGACACGCCTACACATAGGGTTAAAAATACAAGATTTGTTGCATACACTTGTGGAACTACCATAAAGACAACCAAACAAAGTAAAATAGTAAACAAAGCAACTTGAATTACAAGCATGCTTCGAGGATTCAAAATTTTGGAACGTTCATCGTGAATTGGATTCGGTTGAACTGGAGGACGAGGAGTTCTGAGACTATCTGAAACTGTCTTGATTTTCTTTCCAGCGTCTGCGATTGCACTAAATCCAGCATATTCAGATTGAATTTTAGAATACTCCATTGTTTACCTGTTCGGAATAAAAGACTTGTAAGTTCCCAAGATAGACATCATTACTCTTGCATCACGGGACGCTTGCATATCTCTCCATCCAAGCAAGTTAGGGGATGCTGCTTGATTCATTGATTGATAGGGACCAAGTGTAGCGGACATTCTAATAAAACGAGTGTGTTCGGAAGCGTCTCCAACCATTGCACGACGCACCGGTGGATTTACCTGACCAAATGGAGAAGTAGGCATTTTGTTTTAGGAACAAGAAGATAATGAGTGTTGTCTCTCCAGAGTTTACTAGACTCCTAGGTATTTACAATGATAATTATGTTGCATTTCGTGTGACAGGTAACATCGCAAACAAGACTGCATATGAAGCAGCCCTGAATGCATTGAACCAAGAGATTAGTAAATTACAACAAGCAGTAGGTGAAGATAAGCAGTATATTCAAGGATTTTTACAAAACTATAATGATGATAATCCAGAACTGGTCAAGTTACATGAACAATCACAACAAATTCAAAAGGTTGGTCCACAAATACAAAGTGAATATGAACTTTCAAAACGCCTCAATACATCTCCTCAAGTTCAACCAGTGGATTCTACCTATCTTTATGTGAAGGCAGGCATTGTCGTTGCACTACTAGTTGTTGTAGGAATTGTTGGAGCCTTGTAACCTTTCCAAAGAAGAATGAAAAAGAAGATAACTGTTACGATTACAAACGCAAGTCCATACCAGAAAAATGCCGCATTGAATTTTGTTTCTTCATATTCTCGTAACGCTCGTAATGTACGTAGTTGTTCACGTTCACTAAGTAAAGTTGTATAGTCTTTTTGAACTGCAACTAATTTACGAACTAAATCGTTTCGATACTGTTCAATATGTCCAGCATCTTCTTTGACCTTAGCAAGTTCTGTAAGCATTTGTGTCAAAAGATTAGAAAGTTCATTATTTAATCGTTTGAGTTCATTTACATTTGGATTGCTGGATGCAATCATGGTTTCATAGGCGGACTTTTTGATCGCATACGTCTGTTGTAGAGCGTTCATTATTATTCACTTGCGTTTACATTTTCAACACATTGACGGTAATATAAACTTCTACCTGCTGTATCAGAGTGCCGTGTAACCTCAATGACATCTCCTGGAATAGCTCCAACCCATTTGACCATTGTGTCCTGTGAATCAATTGCAGGCAACTGATCGGCAGAGGCAATCTTATATTTTTCAAGAATACCTGTCTTTTCGTCCTCTGTCAAGATACGATGAGGCATTGCCATTCGATGGGTTGTAATATCAAATTGAAGTTGCCAAATGTGAAACAGAACAACACGATTCTTAGCGTGTGACTTGACAAGTCGTAGAACATTTTCTGAAGGAGGAGACATTGCAACAATAATCACTCCCGACGTATGTCCATTCTCCTCTGCAAAGGTAACAATGTTTGTAATATCACCTGCAAGAACCTTATCCTTTTGACTGAAGCAGACTAAGATAGATCCTACTGTGTATAGTGTTACCTTTTCCATCTTCTTATTATCAGTTTCAACCCTCTCAGTGGTTGTCTCAAGTTTACGGCGCCCTAACATAATACGAAGAATCTCAAGCGCTTTATCCTCCATTGTGTCTCTAGTTCCTTATTGGATAGTGAATTCGTTTTTTTCGGGCAGATGAACAATGAAGCAGTGGATTTGGTTTTTAATAGCAGTTATTGTAGTAGCCTTTGCATTGAATCTACTTAAAGTTGAACACTTTGAGTCAAGATTCGTAGACACTAGTCAACAGAACCGTGCAATGAAGTTGGAAGATTCATCGTATGAACAACGAACTAATCACTTTGTTCAAAATAATGATGTAGGTAATGCAACTGGAATTTCAACACCTTGGCAAGTCAACCAATATAAATCTAAGTTATAATAAATGCCAATCTTCGGAAAAAAATCAGACTGTGAGGAACAACTTGCACTTAGTCTAAAAAACTTTAAAGAACTTCAAAAAGAACATGAGAAACTAATGGATAGTTACATTGAATTAAAAGGTAAATCTCTTGGAAATTCAAGTCCAGTTGATTCAGACATTGAAAAAGAACTTGCTGAACTAAAACTTGGTGGTCGTAAGAAAAAGACTCGTTCACGTAAATCCCGCGGACGAAAGACGCTTAAGCAGAGAAAGTGAGAACAACTAATGTCTTCTAAAGTAAAAATTCCAAGAGCTCTTCGTGAACAAGTGTGGTTAGTTCATGTGGGACCTAAGTTCCAAACTAAGTGCAAGGTTTCGTGGTGTACGAATTCCATGAACGCGTTTGATTTTCAATGTGGTCACAATATACCTGAGAGCAAAGGTGGAAAAACAGATGTCAAAAATCTGATTCCAATTTGTGCTCGATGCAACTCAAGTATGGGAAGTCAGTTCACAATTGACGAATGGAACAATCGCTTTTCACCTCCTCCAAGTCGTTTATGGAGATGGATCCGATCATATGTCAATTGTCAACGTCTTTGGAGGTAAAGGTGCTGGACGAGTTCCTTCAGCACGATGACGAAGAACATCATCCCAAAATTCTTTTAATTGTGGAAAGTGATCTTGTAACCACTTTGTATCTTTAGGAACTAGGTTCTTCTTGACATTCACAAGAACCCAATAAATATACTGATGACCATCTGTCAAAGACGCTTGCCATTCACATAGATCAACTGTATCCGGTTTATAATCTACCTTCCCCTGTTCATCCACTGCAAAGACTCCTTTCGTTTCAGTGATCGCATCCCATTCAGTGAAATTGACTTGTTTGAATCGAAACTCTACATATTCACATTCATCAATCCCCGTACATTCCATTTGCATCTGCATTTGATGTATGTAATAAGATGGGATTTCATCTTTAAGAACACGTGACATCGGACACTTGAACTCAACTAATCGACCATATCGAAATGGATCATCTTCATTTTTTGGAATAATAATTCCGTCTGGTGACGCTCCTAGAAAATCATGAACTGGATGCGTGCAACAACCTACATCAATAATTTCACAATTAGTCGTTTCTTCATACAGTTTCTTTGCAACAGGTTCAAATCGTGTTCCCCAAATCAAGGCAGCAATTGGATTCTGACCTTCAGTTCGTATTGGTGGATCTAGTTTCTTCTCAAGTAATTCAAGACGCGATGCAGGTGTTTGCCAAACTTTTGAAACCTCTGAAGCAGTAATCATCTTTCCACGAGTTGTCAACCAAGCGTCTGTACGTTGATCATTCTTACCGTAGAGACGAACGGTTCGTTCACACGCTCGATCTCTCATCCACAGACGACCTAGATCCCTAGACATTAGAGCGTCCATCGTTTTCATTACTTCCCTCTTCAATAGACGGCGTGAAAGATCCGGAGCTAGAGATTGACACAGGTGTATGAACCGGCGTAGTCGTGCGTTGAGTCTCGTATATGGACGGTCTTCTTGCAAGAAGGACATCAGTGCCTCCTCCATTAAGGTTCTCTATCTTACCTTCCGAAAGTTCGTTTTGTCTGAACATTTCATTATACGCTTGTTTTCTTTGTGAAAGATAGGATTCAAAATCACCTGCTCCAATCACACCTAGTTCAGACGACCGACTAAACATCTCATCATACATCTTCTTGAATTCAGCGTCAATCTCATCTTGACGATCTAGTGGGAATCCTGCGTCTTCAAGAGTCCATTCTACCTCTCCCTCTTTGAAGACTGGATCAGGCATCTGAGGTTGATCACGAAGCATTTCTAAAAACGTCTTGTATTCCTTATCACCTTCAATCATCATAAAAAGACCTGGTGTAGTTGCTTCCATAATTCCACCTTCTTCACGAACACGACGTACAACTTCGCCAACACAGACTGCTGATGAAATTCCAATATCAGGTTGTTCAGTAGATATTTCTGCCATTTGTCTTTATTCTACCGACCCACTTTAAGCGAGAATACCGCAGTAGATACAAAAATGGAGGTCATACAAAATAGAGATCATTGGGTTCTTCATCGTCTTGAAGGATTCTATTCAAACGAAGAAAACTTCAAAAAGATTCAAACAATTCTTTCAGGCAATTCTAAGATTAGTTTGCGACTTTTGGATTGGTTAGTGACCAATTATGCAAAGAAACATAACGTATCCTATCTGACCTCAGACAAACGTCACGTGATTGTATATCTTTCTTATAAGTCTCACTTGAAGGCGTATAGTAAAAAAATGTTTGATCCATTCTGCCGTTGGAAACGAATTCAGTTTATGGGATTAGACACAACAGTTGGACAACTCAATTTCTTTGAATG